CCGTTATCATTGGTACTAGAGATCGTAGATCTATAGTTCAAGGATCAACGAAAGTAATCCGAATGTATTTATCTCTATTTAATCTATATCGAATAATCGTTATAGAATCTAAATCGAAATTAAATACAATAACAGATGCGTATAGTGGAAATGAACTTTATCTTAAAGTGCTCGGTAGCTGATTCCGTAGTAATACGAAGTCAGTTATTGGAGGATTTAATATAAAGCCAAACATTTCTGCTCATACTTTTCTATTTAGAGAGACGGCGTCTCCTAGTAGTTCCAAATCTTGATCTGGAGCTATAGTTGATGCCGCGCTATTGTACCATAATAAACAGATGTTTGCTCATTTTAGCGATTATTGTAAAGCTACTAATTCTTCTATTATTGAATTAATTTCAAAAATAGGAGAAGTGGTTACTTTGACTGATATTCTAGCTTATTTTCCAAACCTTAAACGTTCTTTTAGAGCGTCTATGGAGGATCAAATAAACTATGGACCAATCGGACAATTATCGACTAAGGCAGAGCCTGCCGGTAAACTTCGTGTTTTTGCTATCGTTGATAGTTGAACACAAAGTCTCTTCTCACCATTGCATCGTTCTTTATTTAACATTCTGAAAAGAATGCCAAACGATGGGACATTCGACCAGACGGCCGCATTCGAGAGAGCATGTGCCAAGGCAACAAAGAATAATTGTTGCTATGGTTATGATCTTTCTGCTGCTACTGATCGTCTTCCGATAGAGCTTCAAGTACAAATACTTTCAGCTTTATTCGGAGATGTCATGGCGAGGGCATGACGTAATATTTTAGTAGAAAGAGATTACTTTCTTCACGAAAGAGAATCTTCTGCTACTGAAACATATCGTTATGCGGTAGGTCAACCTATGGGAGCTTTATCTTCTTGAGCAATGCTTGCTATAACACATCATATGATTATGCAATATTGTTCAAAGATGATAAACCCTTCAGCGAAAACTTGAGAAACTAACTACGAGGTCCTTGGAGATGATATTGTTATCTTCTCTAAAGAACTTGCAGATAAGTATCTTGAAGTTATGTCGTTGATTGGGGTTCCCATAAATGAAAGCAAGTCTATCGTATCAATTAATCGACCGGTTGTTGAGTTCGCTAAACGTACTTGATGAAATCAAGAATGTTCACCGATACCCTTCAAACAGTTGATTTCTCAGGATACTTTTAAAGGTAGAATCAATACGGCTATTGGATTATTTCTGAAAGAGAAATCTTTCTTAGATCGTCCATTTGCTGTTTTTGAAACTATTCTTTCTAAGTCTCTCTGAGATACGCGTCCTAAGAAGGATTCTGTTGCCTTACTGGCTTTAATGAATACTTATTTTGAAAAGATTTTCAATATGAGTTATTTATTAAAGTTTGTAAGATCTTCAGAACCTATGGTAACAAAAGGTAAAATGCTTTTTGCCAATTTCAAATTTGAATTGAGCAGAAACATTATAGCTTCGTTATTAAAGGATCGTAAATTGCCTGCGATAGGTAAGAAAGATGGTAACTATTTACTTTTTGAGTTTGCGGTTAGGGAGACAATTCGTTGTCGCCTTATTAGCATGCTCGAGAAGTATACAGATGAATGAGTTGAAAGACAAGTTATTAAGCATCTGAAGATATTCTTTGCTGATTTACCTAAAAGTAAAACTGTAAAGATATCTCATTTGACTCGTAATTTGTTATTCAACCATAGAATCAATTATCTTACTCAATGAAATATGAATATTCTGAATGATCCGAAAGTTTCTATACAGATTCTTACAGATCTTCTGAATTCAAAGATGAATGATTTATCTGGTTTTAGTTACGCAGATCGATTACTCGATCCGTCTTCTAAGTTACCTAGCATTGAGATAGACACTTGCTCAGTTTTACAGCTTGTTGCAAAGGGATTTGCACAAGAGGCAAAATTTAGCAAGGACCCTTCGAGTTTTGATCTTGGTAGATTTATATCATTTGTTCGATATTCGACAAATTATAAAGATCTTTCTAAGATGAAAGGATTCGAAGTAGTTGAGGAAATGAGAAGTGCAAAGTATTAGTACTCTGTACTCCTATTGCTCAGATATATTCGGTGGAGTAAGAAAGATGAAGGATAGGAAGC